CCGCCTGAAAGTGCAAAAGTTTTTCCGCCCGTGGTGTCAGTCCAGGTAGTGCCAGAGCCTGGATAACTTGCAGGGTTCCCTGCGTCGAGACTCAGTACTAACCCACTGGGAGTACTGGATCCGCCACCTACTGCAATGCCAGGTCCGATGTTAATTCCAGGTCCGATGTTTATTCCCATAGTAGTATTTATAGTTCAACAAAAAAGGACCCGAAGGTCCTTTTAAGTAACTTCCCATCTCGGGGTTTAGTCTTTTCTTGATTACTGGAAGCTCAAGTTAGCTACGCTAATTTCGCTCAAGTAGTCACCAGCATTGCCCAAAGAGCTAGCTGTGTTTGTCAATTCAACATATCCGTAACGTGTCATAAAGCCTACGACTGGTTCGAATGTTGTTGGATCTAGTACAACGCCAGAACTCATTAGAGGAATGTATGGGCAGTAGAACGCTGCAGCATCAGCCTCTGAAGAACCTTTGTAACCTACTAGAACAGCTTGGCTATCGCTAGCATAGCTGTCAACATAGATCTTCATAGCACCGTTCAATGTACCAACAAACTTGGTGTTTGTAGGTGCTTCGAATGTGCCTTCTGTTGTACGTGCAAATGCACTTGTTGTTGCAGACTGTAGAACAGTCAATGCTGCTGGACTTACTACGGCCCAGTTGGCAGCGCCACGACGTGTGCGTTGTGCGATCAAGTTGGCTGCACGGTTGATAAGAACTGCCAATGCGGCGTGTTCGTCACCAACGAATGTAGCTGTACCAGATACAGCAGCTTGGTCGTATGCGTAGTCAGTTGCGGCCAAACCACGTAGAGAACCTAGAACTTCTTGGTCGATCTCAACTGTGATTTCTTGAGCCAAAGCAGCCATAATTTCTGCTTCGATATCCAAACCGTGCATAGATTGTGCATCTTGTGCAGCTTCGAATGTCCAACGTGCAGACAATTTACGTGTCTTAGCTTCAACAACTTGTTTCAAGATTTGAACGTTGATACGGTTTCCTGGTAAACCTTCAAGTGAGGATGTGCTGGAAGCACGACCTGTTGCAGTGCTGCCAGAGTAGGCTGTTGCAATCTTGAATGGGCTCAATGCCTCGTCACCTTTAACAACTGAAGTGTCAAATGGTGCACCTGCGCTGCTTGTTACGGTATCAGCGTAACGTACACGTAGTGTGTGGATTTGAGCTACAGGGCCAGTCATTGGTTGTACACCAACCAATTCGTTAGCAATAACTGTAGGCATAACACGACGGATAACAGGTAGAATTACACGGTTAAGTGTAGCTACGTTACCAGCTTGTGTTGCGCCTGCTGTTGCATTTTCAGCCAAGTGCTTGCGAGTGTTCTCTAGGATCACACCCATTGTGGTTCTGCGAGAACCTTGTAGACCTTCTAGCAGGGCGTCTTTTGTTTCGCCCCAACGGCCTTCTAATAGTGCTTGTGTCATTTCTTTTTACTCCTGATTAGGGTTTATTTAAGCCCTGCTAAACGCTTGATTTCGACTACATTATTATAGTCGGGCTCAGCACTTGCTTTAGCAGTTTTATCACCAGTTACTTCTACACGACTTTCTGACAACATCGCTGGCTTTTCAGCCTTGGGTGTAGCAGAGTTGTTTAGAACTGCTGGTAGATACTTTTCAAATGCAGACTTCAATTTTTCGGTCTGCACATTTTCAAGAAGCTGGACCATCACGTCTTGCTTCTCTTTGTTTAAAGGCTTCAACAACTCATTCATAGTTGTCTTACGCTCTTGTGATTCTTTAATAATTTTGATTTCACGGTCTTTAGATTCAACTAAAGCAGATTTTTCGTCAGCAGCCTGTTTGGCTTCTGCGATAACGGCTTCTTTTTCTTCTAGTGCTTTGTTTAGCTTGGCGATCTGTTGATTCTCATTCAAGTGAGTAATAGCAAATTCGCTGGCAAAAGCTTCGAATAGACGACGACCAAAATTGTTCTCGCGAGCAATTTGAATGTCTTCTTTTAGTTGAGTCATTTCAGACTCTAGTCCTTTGGCTACAGATTCTTTAACCAGTGCAGCTGAACGCTTGACAAAGTTTTCTTGTAAGCTGGCTAATTTTTGTTTAGCTTCACTGACTAGTCTTACTTTTGTTTCAACTACTTCTTGTTTGTCCTTAGAGAACTCTTGAATTTCTTCAGCTAGTGATTTAACAACAAACTTCTCTAGGCGCTGTACGCTTTCCTTTTGAACTCTGCGGTCACTACGCAACTCTTTGATCTCTTCAGCTAGTTTTGCAACTAGGAATTGATCAAACTTACCAACACTTTCCTGCATACGATTGTTAAAACGCACACGGTCAGCAGCCAGTTGTTGCTTTTCTTCATTAAACTCAAGGATTTCAGCTTGTAGGCTTTCTGTGACCATTTTGTCTAGAGCTTCGACCATTACACTTTTATCGTGTTCGTAGCGCCCAGCAAATTCTTCGCGCATTTCTGCACGGATCTGCTCGCGAGCTTCATTAAGTTTAGATTCCCAAGCTTCGCTGATGGCTAACTTAGTTTCTTCATTAATGATACCATTGTCTACTAATGGTTTGATAGCATCAAACATTGGATCATTTCCTTTATAATTTTAAGTCTCTGATGAAGCGTTTTACTTCTTCTTGCAGATACTTTTGGACTTTTTGATTTGCACCGGCATCTTTAGCCATTTCGAAAACTCTGTGACCTCCACGCATATTCATCAGCCCTTCGTAAACGGCTTTTGGATAAGCACTAGGCGCACTGGGTTGTGCAACTATATCAACTGTGACTATATCAAAGTCACTTACGTGTCCCGAGCTTTCGTTAACGTTGCCGCTACCTCTGCTGGACACACCTAACTTCACTCCACTATCCAACATAGTTGTTACCAGTTGGCCCATTGGAGTTGGAAGAACTTTTAATTTACCGAAACCATTGGGGCCATCCATCCACATATCTGTGATCATATGGCACACACGGTCTAGGTTAATTTTCAAATCATCAGGATGGTCTAGTTCGCCTAGTACGCTATAACCATCACGGATTTGTTTGTTTATAATATCTACTGCGGAGGTAATTTCATCTACTGGATAAACACGCTGGTTGGCGTTCTTTACACCACCTTGAATGAAAATGCCTTTCATATAAAGGCTTTTTGGTTTACCTTCACCATTGGACTCCGACAGGACTTCCATCCTGGCGTTGTCAAATGATAAATGTTCCTGTATTAAACCGCGCACAGTATCGATCCTTAATTACCAATATGCTTCATTGGGCTCTTTTTGTTGATGGGACGAGTTCCGTCTGCACCAGCCAATTTGCCTGTTTCTGAATCATCTGGACCAAACTCACGCTCAGCTTTGGTTTTGTAAGAAGTTTTGCCAGCATTGCCGCCTGGAACGTTGGCAAACTTGCCAGCGTCTTTTAGTTGACCACGACCCTTGGCATATTCGTTGCTTGGTTGCTCAATTTGCTTGCCGTCTGGATCTACTTCTGTGCCACCGCGGGCGATGTTTTTGTTTGTACCACCCATATCTGTACCTGGGCCTACTGGGCTCTTGGTATTGCGCTCACCTTGCTTTTCGCTTTTGTTTCCAGTACCGGCCATACGACCATTTGGATTGCTTTGCTCGCCTGGATACTCACCAATTTTCTCAACGTATTCACGGATCCATTCAGCTTCGGTCATTTTCTTAGCTTTTTTATCCTGCATTTTCATTGGCATTTTTTTAGACATTTTAGACTCTTCAAGATCTTCTTCGTCTTCTTCGTCGTCCTCTTCGTCTTTGGCTTCGTACATAGCGTCTTCTTCGTCTTCCATATCGTCATCACCCATATCGTGCATACCTGGGTGATCGTGTTCTTCGGCTTCTTCTCCAGCCATCAAAGCGTCAAATTCTGCTTTTAGTTCGTCTAGGGCGTCTTCAAGATCCATAACGCGATCTTCTACGTTACCTTCATCGTCGTGCATACCCATTTCGTCGCCGCCGTGCATACCCATTTCGTCGCCGTGCATTTCGCCGCCTTCGTCTTCTTCAGAATCAAATTCCTCTTCTTCTGCTTCGTGCATACCTTCTTCGTCAGCGGTGACTTGTTGTGTAAGTTCTTCAACTTGGTTTCCACCAAATTCTTCGTCCATTAAAGACTCATAAATGTCGCGAGATTTTTCAACAACGATTTGATGGAAAAGTTCTTTGGCTTTTGCTTCGTCTTCGTTAATGATAAACTCAATTAGTTGTTCGTATTTGTTCATATTCGGATCCTTTTAAAAAATATGTAACGGAATTCTGTAGTAGTATTTACAGAATATGCGTATATTCAGGGTTAAATGGGTGTTTTTTGAATGATTTTGCAGAATAACTATGCTGGCATTGCGCCAGCAGCTGCTTCAGGAGCTTTATATTGATCAGAAACTTTTTCTAATTTCTTTTCGTGCTCCAACGCTCGTGTGTCATTCATCACACGTAACTTGTTAAGTTGACCCAACGTTAGACGAGTTTTACGTGTGTCGTCTTTCTTTAATGTGGTGTTATCGTCTTTTTCACTACGATATCCCGCGGGCGTTGGCTCCATTAATTCGTTTAAATTCATACTGTTATTTAACCAAAACAGCCGTTTTATGCGGGTGCGGCCATACTGCCACCGGCCTGTGCTGGCTCTCCACCAATGGGTGCTCCGGGCATTGCTTCAGCTCCTGCATCGGGCATTGGCATTTCAGCGGCCTGTAGATCTGCATCCAAGCCTCCTGGACTAATGCCAACACTACGTAGTCCCGCTTCTCCTGCAGGTGCTTTTTCTGCATCGCCCTGTTCTTCAGCCCACATTTCTTCGTTGTCCGCCAGTTCTTCTTCTGTTAGACCCAAATAACGTGTCAGTAAGAAACGTTTTGCCAAATAAGGATATTGTTCTAACTGTCCAAAACTGGTAATACGTGCTTGATCCACTTCAGCTTGACGATAGCTGGCAAAGTTTTGTGGCTCATTGAACTTTAACTCAAACAGGTTTCCGTCAATGTTAATGCCTCTCCAACGCAAGAATAACTTGAATTCTGAATCTAACTTTTCGCTGATCATACGCTGTAGGCGCATACAATACTGGTTAAAACGCCATTCTTGTATTAGTGCAGTGCCCACACGTCCGTCACTGAATGTGTTGCTGTTGCTGGTGCCGTCGTCCAAGCCCGTGGGCAAATAGCTGGAAGGAATACGCAAACCACGGAATAACTTATTAGTAAAGAAGTGTAAGTCTGTGATCTCACCTAGATTTGTACCACCCGGTAGTGTGTCTACCTTAGATCCACGGCCATCTGCTGTTTGTGGGAAAAAGTAGTCTTCATTGGTGCTCAATGGATTGTAAGTGGCATCCATCATATTCTGCCCGCCGCCTGTTTGTGTGGGAATACGACGTTGATGTACTTCGTTTTTAACACGTTCTACAAAGGCCATAGCCAAATGGCTGGGCATATTACCCACGTCAATGTAGAAAATTCTACGCTCTGGGGCACGTTGTATACGATAGATAATGATGGCGTCTTCCAGCAATTCTTTTTGTTTGAATACTTTGAAAACGTTTTCCAGTACACTGTTGCCAAATGGCCAGCTGAAATCCAAACCTTCTGTCAGACTTAGATGTACCACGTGTTCAGCATTGATGGCTGCTTCGTTTTGTGCGTGGGTAAAACGTGACCCGCCACTGTAGGGATTCTTGGGCTGCACATAAGCACCGCTGGGTCCGCCCACCTGTGGGTGGTTGACGTTGGTGTCTGAAGTGTTGATGGCTGTGGCTGTCAAGTTTTGAAAGTTGGGTGCCAGATCTTTGACAATATACTGCTCGGGCTTTTTGCCTTCTGCTTCGTTGACAATGACCTTGACCACCTTACTCATTTCAACCCACATAAGTTTAAATGTTTCGGGATCACGTAAAAACACTTGATCACCATACTTGATGGTGTTGCGGAACATTTTAAAAATACGTTTGTTAAGTTCGTTGATGCTGACCCACTGTTTTAACTGCTCACGAATAATCTTAATTTCGTTATCTGTGGGTTTTTCTTTCCAATAGAACTGGAACGCTGTGCCGTTTTCATCGTTGCTTTGTGTGGTAAACTCAGCTAAAATGTCCAAAGCGGCGTTGACTTCACTGTCCATATCCATTTGTTCGTATTGATTATAACGCTCAACACGATTTGGATGTCCAATATACACTTCAGCCAATTGGCTTTGATAGTTTTTATAACCAAATTGTGGGGCACCTGCTCCACTTATGGGACTAGCAGATCCAGATACATTTGCTGTGCGGAAGTATTTTTTCCAGGCCATTTAATAATCTCTTTAATTAGATATTTACCTATAATTATGTCGTGTAGTCGATTAATTTCTTGGTGAGATCGTTGCCATCACGCAGCTCGCGCAAGACGTCTTTGGTTAATTCTGCTTGATCACTCATAGCGGCAACCAATTGACTGACATCAATTCTCAAAGGTATAGACCCGTTAGTCAAAGGAATAACAGCTTCTGCTCCGGCTTCTCCCACCACTGTGGGGCCTGAGGTAACTCCGCCGTCGGCTCTTTGTGGTATGCCAGGAATGGTGTTGACTGGGGTCTGCTGTCTTCCGGCTTCATTTTTTCTTATGGCTTCAGTTAGTTTATTAGCCAAATCATTTGCCATTTTTTCTGAAAAATTACCAACGCCGTTGATACCGTCAATGAACGCATTTAGTGTCTTGGTAGTGTCGCCCATAGTTTGAACCATAGCCAATGTTATTGCATTTAGGGTACCCATTGCTGTGCCAAGATTAGACATATTTCCAACCACTATTTCATCTATTTGTCTTTGAATTTTACTTCTCTCACGTTCAGCATCGACAAATGTTTGTGTCAGTTTGTCAGGTGTTTGTCCTTGTTCTAGTTTCTTTCTGTCTTCTGCCAGTTTTGCAAATATATCTGTGCTGTCCTTGATCAGCTTTAAATTTTCAAGGATAGCACTAGCTGTTTCTGTTTGCGATTTGATTATTGGATTTTGAGCATTACGATTTATTTCTGCCATATCCTCTTGACTTCTAGCGTAATTTTCCAATGATGCGGCATTATCTTTGAGATATTTTCCGTTACTTTTTCTATATGTGTCTGTGTCAGTATTGACCGTGGACATCATATTGCCAATTGCATCAGCAGCTTCTTGGTTTACTGCTTGATAACGCAGTGCTTCTGCGCTATAAACTTTGCCTCCAGTGGCAAAATATTCTTCTGCATATTTGGCTCCTGCATCGCCGAATATTTTACCGGACAAGGCCATACCTTCACGAACGTTTTCTTGCGCCACTGTTCCCAGACGTCCAAGTTTTAAATTATAGTCTAACTGTTTACGACGACCTTCTTCTTCGCGTTTCATTGTTTCAGCAGTTTTACCAGTAATGCTACTAAGTTCTTTTTGTCTTAATAGATATTCCTGTGCATATTTTAATTGATTATGATAGTCTGCTACTACATCTACGCCCAATTGTGTTTGTAATGAAAGATAGTCGGCTGTGCCTTTAGATAATTCTGTTAAATTACCATACAGGCCAACCAATGCATCGTTGGTATCATATATGTTTTTACTCATACCCACAACTAGTTTGGCACCATTGTTCATACCTATGCCCAGTTTACCAATAGATTCTGCATTAGCCGCCACAGCTTTGGCAAATTCATCAATGGGAGTTTTAGTGCCTGCAGCAGCTTTCACCATCTCGGCAATACTGCCACCAAAAGTCGCACCTATCATAGTTAGTTTATGAAAGTTATCAGTTACTTTTTGTGCACCTTCAATTTGAAATTTAAGGGCTTTGACCAGTACATCAAAGCCCATCGCAGTCAATTTGGCAGCACCTTCGCCTGCCCGGCCTATGCTAAAACCAGCTATAGACACACCGCTAGACATTTGTCCCAAAGCGGTAAGCAATCCAGTAACGGTCGCTGCCATTGCATCTAGTGTAGGAATCACCGATGTAAATGCCTTGTCAGCACCATATACACTGGAGCTAACCCCAGTAAAACTGTTTACGAGTCCTTGACCAGTGCCAACCAATCCTTGAAAACCTGCACGTACTGAATCGGCACGAGCAGATAATTTTGATAGTTCGTTGGCACTGGAGGTTGCAGCAGTGGCACTGCCGCTAGATGCTCTAGATAAACTGAGCAGTCTTTCTGCCAGCTCTTCTGCGGCTCCGCCGGCCCGCCCCATTCCACTAATTGCTTGGTCAATTTCCATATTTTAAACCAGGTGGTTTTCCAGATAAGTATAGTATATTTATTGGAATAAAAATGGCGAATTCAACTAATCCCCTGGCCAAACACTTTAGACAGCCACAAATTTACATTAAACTGCCCAGCGAAGGACGCTGGTATCCCCCGGGCACACTGGAAATGCCTGTGACCAAAGAGTTGCCTGTATTTGCTATGACTGCCAAAGATGAGCTGACACTTAAAACTCCAGACGCCTTGCTTAACGGGCAAAGTACTGTTGATGTAATCGAAAGCTGTGTGCCTAACATTAAAAACGCTTGGGCTATGCCCAGCGTGGACCTAGATTCAGTGTTGATTGCTATACGTACAGCCACCTACGGCGCCAGAATGGAGTTTGTGTCCTTATGCCCACATTGTTCCGGCAAAAACGAAAATGCTGTGGATCTAGGATTTTTATCCAGTAAAATAGTCTGCCCTGATTTCAATGAAACTATAAAAATTGACGGATTAGAATTATATCTTAGACCGCAGTCTTACAAGGAATTCAACAGGGCCAGCATAGAAAACTTTGAACAACAGCGTATTTTAGAAGTTGTATCCAATGAAACTATCGCAGAAGATGAAAAAGTTGCCAAGTTTAACCAACTGTTTAAAAAGCTATTAGACTTGACCATTGAACAGGTCAGCCATAGTATTGCTGCTATCAAATTAGAAGCTGATGGTGTAACAGTAGATGACAGACAGCAGATAGATGAATTCTTTAGAAACTGTGATCGCAAGGTATGGGATAGTGTAAAAAGTCGACTAGAGCAGTTGAGTAGTCAAAGTGCAATGAGAACAGTGGATCTAGTTTGCGAAAAAGAAGAATGTGCCAAACCCTACACATCACCATTGGTATTTGAGCAATCAAGTTTTTTCGTCTGAGGCTTTTGAGTCAGTCTAACGAAGAAATTGCTGAAATGCTGAAAGATTTCGACGAAGACTCAAAAGCCCTTAGAAAATCAATATTAAAGTTATGCTGGTATATGAGAGGTGGATTGACTCTAGAAGAAGCTATGACCATTGGTTTCCAAGATAGAGAACTAATCAGCGAAATAGTTGATGAAAACTTAGAAGTAACAAAAGAAACAAAATTGCCATTCTTCTAAGATGAACTTCGTTCATCTGTCGTTTCGTTGGCACTCAACAACAGTTTTCTTTTCTTAGAGCGAAGCGATAATAGTTTCATCCAGATTAATCAGTCACACTTTGCCCTGGCGGGCAAAGTAATGCTTCATCCGAGTAGCACAATCACTTAGCGTTACACTATTACAGAGGCGGTTGTCCGGTACCTCGAAGTGCGTCTTTATCACAACGGCAATTTACAAACTATACGCTAACATACTTGTAAATCTGTAGAATTTCTCTACTCTTTTTGCCTATTTTTACTCCGTTCAAACAATCAAACAGCGGCGTTTCGCTATCGTGGTCCTGTCAAGGATACTGATTGAGTACTTTTTGCAGCGAAAAGATTTCCCTCCCTGTGATCCTAGATCCAGGTATACGGGCACCCGATGTTAGCCGGTGCTGGCCTTAACTGCTTAACTTGTCCTTGATGTGTGAGCCGTGAACACGAACCTGTATATGTCCGTTATAATATTCATCTGATTCCAGTACACGTCGGCTAAATTGTTCTCTAGCTTCTATGTAGCTACATTCTGCCTTACTTTTACAATAATAGAGTATTTCTCTGGTAAAATTTTCTGAGCCTAGTTGTTCTATATCTTTAGCGAGTTCATCGCTTGAGCCATAATAGTCTCTCCAGTCACTGTCGACCTTTGAGCGAATTTTCTTTTTCTTTTTTGTGCCGTTTTTTAATTTTACTGTACGTTGTGTAGTTTTTGCGAATTTAGCCAGTTTTTTGCCTATGTACTTGCGCCCTGATAGAGTGTTGGTGATTAGGTAAACAAACCCTGTGCAGTCCTCGGGTAACGTGTCGATCTGTGATCCTTCGAATAACCAAGTCATAATTAGTCTGTTTAATTGTCAGTGTCATATAATTTATCTGTTTTACCACGATGTGGCGTATTCTTGATTCACAACCGATTTAGAGCATTTAGTACGGCATTCCTGCCATTGAAATGCTTGAAATTCAGTGTTCCAAAAACTGTCGCTTAATGCCTGTTCTAGAGTCCTTGAGTGTAGATTAAATTTTTCTGCTATATTTTGCCATTCGGTATTATGGCCGTATCTGTTGGCTACCCAGCAACAGGGGAATAGTCTGCCTCTAGCATCTATGTACAGTCCTTTGTTGCCAATGGCACAAAGAGGAACAATGCCCTCCCTGTTGATATTTTGATTATAAAGTTTTAAATTGATTGGCAAAATCGTTTGCCAGTTGCGTTTAGTCAAGTCGACAATTTCTCGTTCGAATCTATGACTGCTGCTGATAAATTGTACGCTGGGTTCCAATGGATCATTCGCACCGTAATTGGAGTAGATACTGCCAAATTTGGTACTGCGAGTAATTTGAAATCTATCAACACCCAATGCTGATGCCTGCTGTTGCATAAGATCTAAATAGTCTTCGTTAAACTTAAATGCAATAGCAGCCCACACTATGTTACAAGGGCTCACTGCTCTCAGTGCCTTGATACCTGCAACAATGCTGGCATAATCGCTGTTGACACGATACAAATTGTTACTGGCATTATCATAACCGTCAATACTAAAATGTACGCTGTCGTTGGCAACTAGAGCACTACCCAATTCACTCCACCAATTGGCCTTCTTGTGTGATCCGTTGGTAACTATAACAATCTCCACTGGCTTGATGTTTTTGATATATTTGATAACATCTATCAAGTCGTGTGCATATATTGGATCACCATCGTCCCCACAGAATGTAATTTTCTCCACATTGGCCAGCACAAACTCTGGGGTAAAGTTACGTTTGAAAAATTCCAAGTTTAACTCTGTATTAACTAAACCTGTGGGTACTTCCTGCCTGGCACATCGGGGGCATTGTAGTGTGCATTTACTGCTGATTTCTATGTGCCAGTGCCAGGTTGCTAACATAATATATTAGACAACTTCGACATCTGTGCTGTAGTTGGTAAATCCATTTTCTTTTACAACTGTGAGAATATTATTAACACGCCCTGCCAGTTCATCTTTATGTGATACTAGCCAAATGCTCTTGTTACTTTCCCTGCTCATTTTCTTAAGAATGGCCAAACTATTTTCAACACCGCTTGAATCCATACCGCTATCCACTAACTCATCGATAAACAATAAGTTAATGGGTTTATATAAACTTTCCCATACATCACGGAAACTCCAACTCAAACTTAAAATAAGTCTGTTGCGTTCACCACGCGATAAATTATCAAAGTCCAGTTCACGTCCTAATTCTTCAATGCTGACTGTTAAATCGTTTTGAAATTTAACCACGTGCGGTAAACCAATCTTGTCTAAGTAATAGCCTAGTCTGGCATTCAAATAACTTAAATTTTGATCAATGATCTTTTTACGAATAAAACTGTCTTTGTTGGTCAACAGTTTAAGCAAGAACTCTTGATGCTCTTTGATTCTGGTCAGTACATTCATTGTATCATAACTAATTTCTTCAAGAGCCTGTTCCTGCATTTCTTTAATCTGTTCAGCATAGGGATCTACTTCTGCTTGTTTGGCTGACAATTGGCTCAGCACACTGGCCATACTGCTACGATGTTCAAAAGCGTCGGCCTCACTAGAATAAAATGTAGTGGGTTGTGTACCCAAGTCGCCCAGTTCTCCAAGAGCATCAGTATGTTCCATCCACTGTGTATTTGTTGCCAAGGCTTGTAATGCGGTTTCTTGCAAGGTCTTGCGTTTTTCGTCTAACAGTAGTTCTTGCTTGTCGTCGTGAAATGCTTGCCCGCAACTGTGACAAGTATGATTTTCTAAACTGGCAATTTCTATTTTGAGTTTTTCGATTGCTTTGGTTTCCCTGGCTTCATCCAGTTCACAACGCTTGATCCAATTGGTCAATTCTTTAATCTGTTTTGACTTGTCTGTATAAGCGGATAATCCCTTGTGTGATTCTAACTCTGCTTCAATATCCAATTCGGCAAGTTGATCATAGGCCGCTTGCAGGGCAACAACATCTTCGTTCTTTTTATTATTCCACAAGGTCTGTCGACGCAACAGCGCATCAATTTGATCCTGTATACGTTTGTTGGCGTCGCCCACTGCTTTGATACGAAACTCTTCCTGTTGAATAGCATCTTTGGTAGATTTGTTCTGTTCTTTTAAGGCATCAGCTTTTTCACTCAGCAAGGTAATGCCCAACAACTGTTCAATAATAGTGCGTTGATCATTGGCTTTTAAACTTAAGAACGGTTCAGTATAGGTATTCAGTGCAACAATATGTTTGAACATATCGTGACTCATATTGAGCAAGCGTTCGATCTCGCCCTGTGTTTCCCTGCTGTCGCCTTGACTGTTGTCGTCTTTGCTTTCTAGCTCAGTCTCGCCAATATAGAATTTAAGCACATTGGGTTTACGTCCACGCTCAATCCTATATTGTTCGCCATCGTTTTCAAAATCAATAGTGACCAACATATTCTTGCTGTTGGTCTTATTGATCAAGTTGTCTTTTTTGATGTTGGTCAGTGCTTGACCAAAAAGTGCGTAACTTAAGGCATTGATGATGGTAGTTTTACCAGTACCGTTACGGGCACCACTATCATCGCCGCCCAAGTCCAAGTTTTCTCCTAACACTAATGTTAAGTCATTGCGGTCAAAGTCAATACCTTGGGTGGCGTTGCCCACACTCATAAAGTTTTTAACACTCAGTGATTTTATTTTGAACATAAATGATTGTAAAGTAATTCTGCTAGGTGCTCGTGACCTTGTTCTAACATATGCCCACCTTTACCAACAGGAAATGTATTGCAAAGTTGTGTGATATAGAAATTATTCCAATAATAAAATTTTGATAGATCAATGCTACCTATATAGTACTTGATTTCTTCATATTCATCAAATATTTGTTTGTCATTCATTAGATTAAAATTAATTAAATTTTTAACAGAATTAATAAAAATATCTTTATCAACTAACCATTTTGATAAACGGTTAGGCATAGTATTAATCATCAAATAGTTTTTATTTTTCAACAATGATTGCAATTGTATTATTTGTTGCAGCCATAACTTGAAAGCATATAACTCGTTGTACCAGTGTTTATAAAGCATTCGACCCATATCTCTAAATTCCGAACAATTTTTAAGTGGCTCAAATTCAGTTTTTAAATGAACATTAAAATTTGTTTCAAAATTATTGTCGGATTTATAAAAAGTAAATCTGCTATAGTCAGTCCACGCTATTAAGTATAAATCGTAATCATTGTTAATATTTTTTATAGTTCTATAGACTATACTGTAGTTACTACTACCAGAAACAGCATCGTTTACAATAGTGCTGTTTAATTTATCGGCTACTAGCGCAGGCCAAGAGGATACTGATGGATTAATCAATTCGAAGCCGTAAGTGAACGAACAGCCATTGGCATAAATTCTCATAGATTTCTGTAAATGTCTAATAATAACCCGTTATCATAATGCTCACTAGTAATAGCAGTCAATTGATTGGTAACAATTTGATCCACAGATTCAAATGCCACATTGCCTTGAATTTCATACTCTGCCAAGTCTGTATTCTTTTGCGGTATAAGGGTAATTTCACGTAGTCTGTGACTACCCATAAATGTTTCTTTGATAAAATTAGCTTCTTCGTAGCTGATATCTATATCAATATTTACCCTAACGTGCATACCGGGTTTGAGTATGGCATCTGCGTGATTTAAGATAGCACCTAACCCCAATACACGGTATGTGGGCTGATCGGGCCAAGCGTGATAAACAGGCTCTTGTCCCCATTCTAAAATGGCAAGACCACGCTCATCGTCTCCAGCATCAGCATAGTTGTGGGGAAAACAGTTGCCAATGTAAGTAATATTTTTGTACGTTTGACGTTTATGAAAGTGTCCGGTAAACACGTGATCGAAATTTTTAAATGACTCGCGTTTGACTTCACCGTGATCCGGCATCTGCACCATAGCATTCATAAAGAAGTGGGGCAGTTCAAAGTGCCCAAACATATAACGGCCCTTTAACTTAGGGATACGTCTATGATCATCGCCAACAAGCCAAGGAGCGATAACCACGTCACCAGACTCAAACCAGTCATTGCAAATTCGGATGTTTGGAAGATGCTTCGCCCACTCAACGCTCTGAATATCACGCTTGTCCCTATAATACAAATCGTGATTACCAGGAATAAAATACACTTGGTCAAAATTGTCATTTAAGTGCTCCAGGGCCTTGAGACTATAGTTCAAGGTAACAATATTTATAGATGCACGGTTGTTATGCCAATCACCTAAAAACAAGGCTGTTTCACAACCTTCCTCTCGGGCTTTGGCAGTGGCCCATTTGACAAAGTTCAAACAGTCCTCATTGTGTAGTGTACTGTTTGACTTCAAACCAAAATGAATGTCTGTAAAAATTGCTGCTTTTTTAAATAGATTTGCCATACGGTGTAGTGTAACAGTTTGCTGTTACAAAATCAAATCTAATTTACTCATTCTTCAAACTGGCCGCCACCGCTGCTCATACCCTGTCGTGTATAACTGGGGTTCAAATTATTCATTTCCAGAATATCGTCTCGAAGATTTTGGTTGCGCTTTTCAATATTAAGAACACGAGTAAAGCTATTAGTAATGGCAGCAGTATAATAAGCAAAAGGGTTTTGAGACTTAGACTCATCGAATTGTAATCCTATTTGACTTAACTGTAACAAGGCCTGACTACGCATTTCGTCGTTGTAGGTATAGCCACGCCAATTAGAGCGTGTGGCATAGCGTTCACACAACTTCATAAACATATGAGCCAGCTTGTTGGTCATAGCACCGTGATCCTTATTGAACACGCCTGTGTCCAAAGGTCCTTTCCAATGGCTCTTACCCACTAGTAGGGGCTCGCCCTGCTCGTCAATTTTATAATGATAAAATGGGGGAAAGTTGACTTTGACATATTTGTTATGTTTTGGATCATCTTCATCATACTCTGTGTGCGTTGTTTCTTCTTCGTCTTCGTATAACTCTTTGGCTGCGTTCTTGGCTTTGGCTGTCTTAACGTCATCCAAGGGTATATGTTCCCAGGTCATTACTCGAAAAACTACATCTGTTTGGGGCACTTTTGTATATTTAATTTCAAACTGATCGGCTTTTTGTTTTTCTCCTGTGGCGGCCACTGCGGCTTCGTGAGCCAATTTGCTCAATCGTTCAGCTCTGAGTTTACGTGCTTCCAGTATGTTTTTCTTGTTTATTTTCTTAACATCAGGCAAAATCATATCATAATCTGCATCAGCTCGATCCGTGTAGGTGCAGTAAGTGGTTTTGCTCTTGTGGATTTCTTTAAGAATATCCTTGTTGTTTAGGTAATTGTGTTTAATGGTAGTTCTCCTTGCCAGTTAGCGTATACTAACATAAATGATTTGACTATGTCAACCTTTTTATAAAAACCCGCTATTTTAGCTACGATAAATATTTAATAGGAATCTAAATATGGCCAGCTATTACGTAGTTAACAATGGAGCAGACTCGGGAGTTGTAAACACTGAAACTGGTGTCTACGTGGCTGCGGGCCCGTACGATCAAATGGTGTCCCAGGCCAATGAACTTAATCGTCAAAACGACAGTGGATTTTATGCCCCTGCCACAATAGTAACACCTGGTAGTGCGGCAAAAGGCAGACAAACAGTAACACCCACTCAGGCGGCCGCTGACAATACTGCTGCCCCGGTCACTATTACAGATGCTTCAACGGCCACGGCCGATCCTGCCATCACAGCACGTAATTTGTCTTCGGGCAATGCCGAATATAATCAGTCAACACAAGCAGAAAAAATTGCCATAGTGGCACAACAAACTGGACTGAGCCCCAACGATCCCGCAGTATTGGCCGCAGTCAATTCGGCTAATGGAGCAGAAGCTGTCAATACGGACAATACAGGACAAACTGTTTCTGTTACAGGATCTCAAAACGGCACTGATCCCGGATCGTTTACAGATTCAGCACAGGGCGTGGCCATAGACCCAGCACAGCAGGGCTCGGTAATATCAAATTTTGATCCCAGCAATACCAGAAGAATGGTTTCGGGATTGATGACGGGTGCCAAAATGGCGGCCGCTGATTATGCAGGGCAGGTGTTTAACATTAATTTCACCAGAACACCAGGCATACCCATCGCCCCAGAACAGGATTGGCGAGTTAGGGTCAGTATGCGCCCAGCAACTGCTGGTTTATTTTATAATAACGAAGACAATGCAATTCTTAAACCCTTGGCAGAAACCAGCGGACTAATTTTCCCCTACACACCCAGCGTGACTATTAATCATACCGCAAGATATAATCCCCAACAGCTAACACACAGTAACTACAACAGTTATTTTTACGAAGGCAGTGAAATACAAGCTATCACTATACAAGGCGAGTTTACTGTACAAAGTCAACGTGAAGGTCGCTATCTAATGGCAGCCATTCATTATATGCGGGCCTGTACTAAAATGTTCTTTGGAGCCAGTCCCTTGGCCGGCACTCCGCCCCCAATGGTATTCCTGGACGGATACGGCGCTCCTTACTTGCCACACGTGCCTTGCGTAGTGACCAGTTTTAGTCACACTATGCCTGCAGAAGTAGACTATATAGAAGTATTGGTTGGTCCCGAGTACAGTGGTATCCTAACACGCTTGCCCACATCCAGCACCTTGAATATTACACTACAACCCGTGTACAGCAGAAATAACATTGCCAAAAACTTTACACTGGAAAACTTTAATTCTGGTGCACTGGTTAGAACCAGCACAGATTCAACAGGAGGATTCCTATAATGGCCGCAGTAGAATATTCAAGCAACAGTCCCTACTACTATACTGGAACATTTGGTCCGTTCCTAGACATTGCAAAGCTGCCCATTGTGCCCAAAGTGGCCGACGACGTCTTGTTTACTGTAAACAAGACCTATCAGTTTAGGCCCGATCTGTTGTCATTCGATCTTTATGGTGACGCTGGCTACTGGTGGGTGTTTGCACTGAGAAATCCCGATGCAATAGTTGATCCTGTGTTTGATATGCGTATAGGTAAGACCATATACTTACCTAAAAAAGATACACTACATTCATTGACAATGCCACAATAATATGTCTTATTTTGACGAAAATGTTATACCTGGTGCACAGGTCGCTGGCCAAACAACACAACAAACCACGGTATATGGCAGTGCCACTGCGGCTGACGAACAAACAGCCATAGATCTTGCCATCACTGCAGCCAGGGAAAACGCTTATGTCAAGTTTGGCGTGAACAGCGGCGATCTCACTATTGATCAAACGACAGACAGTATTAGAATAAAACAGAATACTATATTTGATAAAAACGCACCTAACGGAGAAACTTATACCTACACAGCCACCTACGGTGCCACGGCCTATCTTAATATTCCTGTAGTGGACCCAGCCCCGCCACTACCCCCAGATCCACCGCCCGCGCCACCCGACCCAGTTTACGACGGGCCAGGTATTGGTGAAGGCGAGTCGCCACCACTACCATCTGATCCGGTTATATCTAATCCAGTCTACGACAATGACCCCAGACCTGATCCAGCAAAGCCTGTTATCCCAACACCAGTGGCAACAATGCCCACAGTTGTGGTCACCGCGGAAAGAAACACTCCACAGAGTACACTGGTAAATCCTCTGCACGAATACGACAGCTATACCTACAATTTAAGTTTGCACCTAATGAACATATTTGATTTTAATGCCGTGGTAGATGATCCACAGCACAGATATGTTCCAAGAAATGTGTTAATTGCCAGTGCCGGCAGATTTCAGGGCTATGCTCGCAGTCCTGCATTTACAGAAGACTTTTATTTTGACAATTTAAAAATCTCCACAATCATCGGGGCGGGTAAAAGAAATAAAAGCAGTAATGTAGTTGAGTGTACCTTTACAATTATTGAACCCAACGGCTTTACCTTGTTTAATAGAATAGTAACAGCGGCTGAACAGGTCAACGGTAAAAATGGCAACTATATAAAAATGCCTTATATGTTGCAAATTGATTTCTTTGGAATCAAAGGCGGGGAGCTGGGACAAACTCCCATAGCCAACTTGACCAAACATATTCCTGTCACACTAATAGGCATTAAAAGTCGTGTCAGTTCACGTGGTGCAGAATATACAGTCAGTGCGGTGGCATTCAATCACTCGGCGTTTAACCAAACCTATGTTCGCAGTCCTGCAGACTTTACGGTAAGAGCCAAAACAGTGTCAGAAATTTTCGGTCTTGGCACTGTGGATGCCAACTCTACCAATGCAGCCACACAGGCCCAAAAAGAAGAATTGCAAAGACAAGAATCTGATTTAGAAAAACAGATAAAAACAGCGGGTGAAGAAGGTGTTGAGTTACAGAAGCAAGCAAATTCTTTGAAATCTAAAATAGCTTCTTTTGGTCCTTTTAAGATCAATGGATTTACAGATGGTATCAATTCTTGGTACCGGGAATTAAAAAAGCGTGGTAGCGTGTCCAAGGTCAACACAGTCAGAGTTGAATTTGATCCTGAAATAGGGCTCAGCGATATATACCCCAGTAACAGTCCAGTAAGTGTAGCATCAGCAGCCAGCTCTGACAACAATACTGCCAAAGATGATAAAGCCAATATTCAATCAAATTTAAATAATAAAAATCAAATTAAATTTGATGCCGGGGTTATGACAATTCCTGCAGGCACATCCATAACAGACCTAATAGATTGGGCTGTAAGAAACAGCAAGTGGATGGAAAGACAACTTTACGATCCAACAGCATCAAGCAGCGACACAAAAAACAATAATAATTCAAACCAACTTAAAGATCCATTAAGATGGGTTAAAATTATTCCAAAGATAAAATTTAGTCAAGAAGGCTACGACCCTAGTACCAATACCTATACACTAGACATTACCTACTATGTTAAACCTTGGAAAGTAAACAGTAAATTACCCACAGGACCCTTGGGCAAGACTCCGGGCTATGTCAAAGAATATAACTATATCTACACAGGTAAAAATAGAGATGTGATCGACCTGCAGATAGATTTTGATATGCTGTATTATCAACAGATGACGGCCAATAGGAATAAACGTAAAACCTCTATGACAGCTCCAGTGCAGGGAGATCCGGAAGTATTTTATGAAAATAACGGAGAATCATCCAGTACATCTAGTCCAGTGTCTGATGTACAAAAATCAGGACCCATTGTAGTTCCGCAAAGCAGAGTACAACCTATACCAGTATCATACACATCCAACGATGTTAGATATACCAACAGAATGGGCGGCAATCAAGCAGCGTCGGTCACAGGAGGCGATTTACAAAAGAATTTGTTCAAAGGAGATATGATATCCGTAAAATTAAAAATTTTAGGAGATCCTCATTTTATCAAACAAGATGATATTTTTCTTGGACAAGATGCCACCACGCAGTCAGGACTATTAACCAACAATGGTAGTCTGTGGATGGACAACAGCGAGCTGTATGTCTACGTAAAATTTAAGAGCCCCATAGATTATAATGAAGACATTGGTCTCGCCGTGCCCACAAATCAAAGTTATTCAGAATCTGAACTCAGTGGTGTTTACAGAGTAATTAGTGTTGACAATGAATTTGCTCGGGGACATTTTGTACAAACATTAGACCTGGCTAGACTACCACTGACACAAGAAATGCAGTTTATGACAACCAATGCTCAACAGCGTACAGATACTGCTATGATTGTGCAAATGAGTCAACAAGGCGCCATTGCCTCCAGTAGATTTGCAGGCCCAGCAATACTGCAAACTGCGGTTCAAACTGCGGGTGGAACAGCGGCCGGGCTGGCATTGACCTTAGCGACGAATCCAGGTGCCGCAGCCAGTATGGCAGGATCCTTGGCCAACAAGGCTATAAATTCAGCTGTGTCTAAAGTGGAAAATATGGCAATGAACGCAGTAAAGGATTTTGCCAAGCCCTACTTGGATAGCGCCAAAGAATTGGCAACCAGTATGTTTGACGGATTTAAAACAGATCTTGGTTTTGCTGAAGCAGACTTTGCCGCAGGAAATTACGGCCAGGCATTTACGGATGTAACAGGTATAGATCTGGGCGGGCTAGGTTTTGGGGATGGCATCGAAGTTGACCTCGAGCTAGCAGATGAAGCCCTGGTTGCAGAAGTTGGTGACATTGGTGAGATAGCCGATGTTGATGTGGGAGAAGTGGCTGACTTGGGCGACTTCTTCGGATAAAATAATTTAGGAAAAAAATGAGTAATCCATACGTAGGAACAAAACCCGCGGACTTTGCGGACATTTCAAAATCAATTATTCCCAATACACCGGGCATATTTAAAGGCACAGTTAAAAGTATCGACAGTGATTCAAGAACTGGGAGACTTTACGTATACCTTGATGGATTTGGTACCGACGATGCGGAGTCGCCCACAGCAGTACACGCAGTGACTTATGCCAGCCCTTTTATGGGCACAACTACCGGTAAAACCATAATGCAGTCTGGCAAAATTGTTGCCAAGAATGATTTTGACAATACTGTGCAAACCTACGGATTTTATATGACCCCTCCCGACATAGGCAATCAGGTTTTATGTTGTTTTCCTGGGGGACTTAAAGAAGAAGGTTTTTGGTTTGCCTGTGTAAATCAGAATTTAAGTAGACGTATGCTACCTGGCATTGGCGCAGTGCCCTTAGACAGAGTTGAAAAACTTAGCATACCTGCTGAACTACAACCACTTATCAATACCAGCTTTTCCTATCCAGTGGGAGAGTTCCACGAATTATCTAATGTATATAATGAATCGTGGACCAGTAAAGCACTATATCCATTACATATTCCTCGTACCTTACAATTGATAAATCAAGGTCTCGACGGAGATCCTATTAGGGGATTTACCACCAGCAGCGTACAGCGTGATCCCATCAGTAACGTATTTGGATTTAGCACGCCAGGCCGTCCTTATAAAAACGACCCGGCTAAAATGGCCAATGTGGAAAATATGATCAATTCGGGTAATTTTAATCCTGCAGATTTTAAAGTTACAACCAGAGTTGGCGGCCATAGTTTGACTATGGACGATGGAGATTTCTTAGGCAAGAATAACTTAGTCAAAATGCGTTCGGCCGCAGGCCATCAATTATTAATGAATGACAGCGAAGGAGTCATATACATCAGCAATGCTTCGGGCAATACCTGGATTGAACTTACAGCAAAAGGCGACGTGCTTATTTACGGGGCACAGGACCTTGCCATTAGAACACAAGGCAGCATACAGATGCACGCCGACAAGAACATAGTGATGAATGCCAAAGGTGCTATACAAATGAACGCAGGTGGCTCATTTAAAATTCAGTCGCAAGATATGTCCGTTAATGCAGGCAATATGAATTTGTATGGTAAAAGTATGGTATTACATACAGGCGGAACACTGTCAGTCAAATCGGGCAGTAGTCTAGCACTACAGGCCGCCAGTGGCGTGTCCATCAAAGGAAAATCCATTAATTTAAATGGCGGTGGGCCCAGCGCCAGCGGGGCAGCCCCCACAGCAATAAAAACATTTAATTTGCCGGACTCCATCGTAATCAACAGCGCAATGGGCGCTAAACAATGGGCCGCGAGACCCGACAGCTTTACCAGTATTTGTAGCAAAGTACCCACTCACGAGCCCTATATAAGAGGCAACATTGCCGCAGTACTGGCACAGGAAATGGCGGTAAATTCCACAACTACAGATGTCAACGGCAGCACCATTATGCCAGAAGACGGTGCTACACCTGGTCTGAACTCTACTATTGAAGAAGGAGTAAAAAGACCTGCACCCGACGGCGCATTTATTTCACAACCTGATCCGGGACAGGAGCTGGGCGCACTAAATCAAGATCAGCTGAGGGCCTATATGGCACAAACTGGTTATACTGAAAGCGGGGGCAAATACGACGCTGTAAACCAATTTGGTTACCAAGGCAAATATCAAATGGGCAGCAGTGCTTTACAAGATCTGGGCTATATAAAACCTGGAACTCCACAAACACCCGAAGCATTGAATAATCCCAACAACTGGACAGGCAAAGATGGTATTGGCAGTGCCGCAGATTTTCAAAATAATTCCAATGTACAAGAATCTGCAATGTATAACTATACCAAGAACAATTATGCCACACTACAGTCTAAGGGAGTTATTGGTACAAATACAGCACCCGAAGACATTGCCGGCTTATTGAGTGCCAGTCACTTGGTGGGCGCAGGTGCAGCAGCCAAATGGGCCAAAGACGGCACCAGTGTCAGTGACGCCAACGGCACCACTGCGGCGCAATACTTTAATCAGGGCAAGTACAGTCAAACCAGAGTTGACACTATTGTGGCCAGTAACAATGGCAAGACTAGACAAGGTTAAATACTATTATGACAACATATTCAGGATTCAGCACAGTTAATAAAACTAAAAAATTCCGTTTGACGGATTTTGATCTAGTTAAACGAGACATTACCAATCACTTTAATATTCGTAAAGGTGAAAAATTGATGAATCCTGATTTTGGCACCATCATATGGGACACACTATTTGAGCCGTTAAACGACGAAACAAAAAATGTGATTATGCAGGATGTCAAACGTATTGTGGCATCGGATCCTAGAATAGGTGCAAAAAACGTAACTATAACTGAATTTGATCGCGGACTACAGTTACAAATAGACTTGATTTACATTCCAACAAATCAGGTCAGTACTATGGCTGTGCAGTTTGAACAAAATTCAAAAACAACCAAGGCTCTTTAAAGTACCATATTTTGTCCCGAATAAATACTTAAAACGAGGACAGTATGGCCAATACCACACGACAAAACAGTCTACTAGTTAATCAGGACTGGACTAAAGTATACGAGAGTTTCCGCAATGCGGACTTTCAAAGCTACGATTTCCAAACACTACGCAAGTCAATGATTGACTATTTGCGTGTATACTATCCCGAAAACTTTAACGATTTTATTGAATCCAGCGAATATATTGCGCTGATTGATATGATTGCTTTCTTGGGACAAAGTTTAGCATTCCGCACAGATTTAAATGCTCGTGAAAACTTTCTAGACACAGCAGAACGCAGGGACAGCGTACTAAAACTGGCCAAATTGGTAAGCTACAATCCCAAACGCAATCAAACAGCCACCGGCTTTCTAAAGTTTGAAAGTGTACAATCTACACAAACTCTATACGACAGCAACGGTCTGGATCTTACTAATTTAATTGTTAAATGGAACGATACGACCAATGTCAATTGGTACGAACAATTTGTAACAATTTTAAACGCCGCAATGCCCGCAAATCAACAGGTGGGCAAACCAGCCAACAGTCAAATCATTGGTGGTATCACATATAGCGAATACAACATCAACTTGACCCCGGGCGCATTACCAGTTTACAAATTTGCCAGTCAAATTGAAACTTCGCAATTGGATTTTGAAATCGTCAGCGGAACCAGCGCCGGGCAAAGTTATATCTATGAAGCTGCACCACGTCCCAGCGCACCAATGAATGTGATCTACAAGAATGATAATCTGGGCAATGCCAGCAACAACACAGGTTTCTTCTTTTATTTTAAACAAGGCAGTTTGGCCAGTCAGAATTTTTCGTTTGCAGAAAGTATTCCCAATAACATAGCTGCCATTAATGTCAACAACATCAATAATACTGATGTATGGCTATACGATGTGGCCAGTTCAGGTGCTGTTAACAATCAATGGAATCAAGTGCCCACAGTAAATGGTTTAAACATAATTTACAATAGTAATGCAGCCAAGAAAAGTTTCCAGGTGGCCAGCAAGGCAGGAGATCAAATTAATCTAATATTTGGCGACGGAACATTTGCTGCTATTCCGCAAGGAGATTATAGAGTTTATTACAGAACCAGCACTGGACTAACATACAAAATTACGCCCGACGAAATGCAAAACATTAAGATTTCGTTTAACTATGTTAGTAAAATTGGCCGAATCGAAACCATCACCATTATTGCCAGTTTGAAATACACAGTGGCCAATTCATTGGCTCGCGAGTCATTGACTGATATCAAAACAAAAGCACCTCAATTGTACTATACACAAAACCGTATGGTCACAGGCGAGGACTACAATACATTTCCCTACGCAAACTACAATTCTATTGCTTTGGTCAAAGCAGTCAACAGAACCAGCAGTGGTGTAAGTCGTTTCTTGGACGTGGTGGACACCACAGGCCGTTACTCGAGTACAAATATCTTTGCAGAAGATGGGGTACTATACCAAGCAGCCAATAATACCAGTTTTGATTTTACGTGGAATACCAAAACTGATATCAATCGGGTAATTGACAATCAAATTTTGCCAGTGATCCGGGCCAACAGTTTACTGCAATTTTACTATAAAAATTTTACAAGATTTAATTTATCCACACTGAGTTTAACCTGGAGTCGCAGTACAGTTGGTTCTGGATCCAGTACAGGTTATTTTGTTGATAATTTAACTTCTGCCAATAGACAACAAATTGGCCGCGGAGTGGCAGGTAATAAATCCTATATTACCCAAGGCAGTATTTTAATATTTTCTCCTGGCGCTGGGAATTATTTTAACAGTGCCAATGAAGTGGTGGCGCTGCCCACCGGCGGCACACTACCACAAAATGGTAAAAGTTTGTTGTATGTGACTGTAACTAAACTGGTGGGCAACGGTAGTCAAGGTAACTTGACAGACGGCACTGGGCCAGTGGTGCTGAGCGAAAATGTTCCATCCGGGGTGGCTGCCATAACAGTCATACCTTCATTCAGTAATAGTTTTACCACAAGTTTTATATCAAATTTAATATCATTGATCTTTTCTTACACAGAATTTGGCATTAGATTTGATCAGGCTGCTGGAGATTGGAAGATCATAGCTGCACAAGACTTGGATCTTGTCAGCTCTTTCAGTCAGGCCAATCAAGGTTCCACAATTGGAATGGGGTTAGATGCCAGCTGGTTGCTAAGTTTCCAGGTCAATGGTCCTATCTATAACGTCAACATCAGGGGACTAAATTATGCCTTTGAAAGTATCAAGGAAACAAAGTTTTACTTTGACAATAGAGTCAAGGTATATGATCCCGTCACAGGACTAACAGTCAACGACAGTGTCAATTTGTTAAAAGTCAACGGAAATCCGGATACAGGTGCCCCATTGAGCGAAAACATATTATGGTATATTACTGGACAGCCTGCTGAGTCGGATGGCTATGTTAATAATAATAAAGTGCTTGTCACTTTCAGTGACACAAACAATGACGGGGTGCCAGATAATCCTGACATATTTAATACAGTTGTTCAACCAACAGGAACAGCAATGACAGAAAAATATGTATTCTTTGTAAAAAGTTATGGATATAATAATTTCATTACCTACAAGCCACTGATGTCGGGCGCAGTGAATTCAGAGTTTGCCACGAATTTGGCCATACTGCCCAATATTAATAACTACACCGCCAATCAAATATTTTATGCTTACTCAACGGGTAACTTTTATGTATTAACTATTCAAAATGGTGTCAGAACGCTGGTTCAAAGTACAGACTACATTGTACACATTGGCCGACAAGACCTTTACTTTCAATATAAACATAATAGCCCCGGCAATCGTCGTTTAGATCCTAGTCCAAGTAATTTAATTGATCTCTACATATTGACTAAAGAATATGATGCAGACTATCGTGCGTGGATAGCGGGCAATACCACCGAGCCCGACGCACCTTCTAGCGAATCATTGAGGTTGTCGCTGGGGGATCTAGAAAATTATAAGAGTGTGAGTGATGCTATAATTTATAGCTCGGCCAAATTTAAACCATTGTTCGGTAATAAAGCACCGAGCTCATTACAGGCAACATTCAAAATAATTAAAAATATCAATGCAAATATCACTGACAGTGAAATACGCAGTCGGGTTTTGACCTATATCAATTTGTTTTTTGCCAGCGGCAACTGGAGCTTTGGGGAAACATTTTATTTTACTGAAATGGCAACCTATATACAACAAAGTTTAGCGCCAAATGTCAGCAGTATAGTTATTGTTCCCAATAGTGCGTCTCAGCTATACGGATCTTTACAACAGATCAGTAGCGAACCAAATGAAATTTTAATCAGTGCCGCCACAGTGGATAATATTGAAGTTATCAGCGCCATTACCGCAGCACAGTTGAACCTTCAAACTTCCACGGTAAATACACTAATAAACTAAAAAAGTCAGAACGCAATGCCTATTACTAAGACAATTAATTTTTTACCAGCAGTATTTCAAACAGAAACAAATCAGAAGTTTTTAAATGCCACGCTGGATCAATTAGTAACAGAGCCAAATCTTCGCCCTATTAACGGTTACGTTGGTCGCCAATTTGCACCAGGATACAACGGAGAATCCAACTACATTGTCGAACCTACCAAGGAACGACAATACTACCAACTAGAGCCCAGCGTGGTTGTAAAAGATCCAATTAAGGGCAATGTAGATTTTCACAGTACCTATTTAGAAACTTTACAGCAATTAAAATTCTACGGCACAAACACAGATAATCAAAGTCGTCTATGGGGTAACGAATTTTACAGTTACGATCCTAAAATTAATTTAGATGCTTTTATTAACTTTGGACAATACTACTGGGTACCAAACGGGCCCGACTCGGTGCCTGTCTTTTCCAGCTCAGTGCCACTGGAAAAAACATTTTTTATCTATCCCAATGTCAATGACGCCGACTATAACATCAGCGGGTACGGTGTAGCACAAAATCCAGAAATCATATTGGCCCGCGGGGGTACATATACTTTTAATGTAAATCAAACTGGCAAACCTTTTTGGATACAGACAGACCCCGGCATCAGCGGCCGTCAGCTGAACAACAATAACTTGTCCAGCAGACAAGTGCTGGGAGTGACTAACAATGGCACAGACAAAGGCCTGGTTACATTTACAGTTCCCAAAGCCAACGCACAAGATTTCTATACTAGTTTGCCCTTATTACAGGTTGTTGATCTAGCAACAGATCTATCTTACACACAGATTCAAAGTAAATTACTAAGTGTATTCCTAGCGGAACACGGCGGAATAGATGGGCAAAACACAAATCTAAACGGAAAATATTTAATTTTTGCAAAACAATATTTGGACGATGCCAGCTGGCAGTCCAATGGTTTGTTTGATAGCTCGTTAAATCCAGGTTTTGATACTATTGCATATGACAATGGCACCACAGTTGATAGTGCTTATCGTTACGGTGTTTGGAAAATTAATCTCACTGACAGTGGTACCGGTGACTTTGTAATAGATTTAACTTTTGAACAGGCTATTCCTCTCAACAATAAAGTCATTGTCCAGTCGGGTACCAGTTACGGCAATACACAGTGGTATACTGATGTAATGGGGGTGTTGACGGAAACCCCCATCATAACAGCACTGCTCAACTACCTATACTATCAAGATGGTGTAGTGGCAAGTCAAGTTGGTACAATTAAAATTGTGGATGTGGGAAGTAGTTATATTGATGTTGACAGAGACATTGTGGGCAAAACAAATTATGTCAGTCCCAATGGTGTGACCTTTACCAACGGATTAAAAATTAAATTTGATACCAGTGTAACTCCAGTAAAATACCAAAACAATGAATATTATGTAGAATGTGTTGGTAAGTCTATTGTATTGGTTCCAGTATCTGATTTAATTATTAACTTTGCCCAGTCTAGAAATAATTACAATCCGTTGAATTTTTTCAGCAGCAATGTGACTGTCAGTTTAAACTATAGTAAAGATCAAATTACCATAGGCACAGGCGATTACCCAGCAGATGCCAACGTTAAAACAGATACCTTTCCCAACAGCATAAACACCAACGCAATTGTTAAACAAGATTTAACTTTTGTTTATCCTTATCGCGGGGGACTCGACGAACAAGGCGATCATAGCAGCATTTCTTTGGAAACAGGAACTGTTGGTGTCACACTACCTGGTATTGTTATCAACGGTGTAAGTAATGGTTGGTATGTACCAGGAGACGGCAGTACAATTTGGCATTACGACAGCGCACAAGCAAAAATCAATGGTCAAGACAGTTATGGGGGTTACACAGAATCCAATGGAGAATACGTTTATAAAGACAGCACATTTATCACAGCCAATGCCTGGGGCAATGTGTCGGGGTTTACTTCGGGATACGTCAACACTGACAGTCATAGTAAATTAATTGGGTATGCCGCAGACGGATATCCTATCTATGGTCCTTATGGCTACTTGAATCCTGCTGATTCGTTGAGCCCTGTAGCCAAAATGACCAGTTCTTACCAATCAACAGATTCAGGCATAAACCGACCTGTTGCCAGAACTGTTACGCTGACAGCCAATGCAATAGCCACAAACACGCTGACCGTAAGTTCATCATTTGGTCTAAATCCTGGAATGGTAGTAACTTCGGGCTATGCGGGCGCGGCTAGAATTATTAATAACGGGCTGCATACTGCTGTTGGGCCCGCAGATTATGCCGGGGGCGCAAATCAAGTTACCTTAAACACAAATGTGACACTATATGCTGGAACCACGCTGACGTTTGCGTTCA